AGGCGCTGTATCTCTACAACAAAAACACGCGGCGAACGACTGCCGCAACCAATAAGGTGCCACCACCCCCGGCCCCAAAGACGAAAAAGGAAGTGAAAGACCGGGTTGATTTCATGCCTGATGATGAGATCCCAGACCTAAACGTCTCGCGGGCCCGTGCCGAGCATTACAAGGCTGAGATTTCAAAACTTCAGTTGATGGAAAGTCGCAAAGACGTGGTTCCTGCGGCGCTGGTCAAAAAAGAGGGCTTTGAGGTTGGGCGCGTTATTCGTGAAGCATTGATGAACCTTGCCGACCGGCTGTCAAACCAAATTGCCGGAGAAAGTGACCCCAGAATGATTCACAAGATGATTACAGATGAACACCGCATTGCATTGGAAGAACTTTCAAGGCTGGAAAAATGAGCGCTTGGCTGATTGGATTCAAAGACGGCTTGCGGCCTGATCCTGATTTAGGCGTTGGAGAATGGGCGGAAAAATACCGGCGTTTAAGCAGTACGGACAGCGCGGAACCGGGGCCCTACAGGGTCAGCAGAACGCCTTACCTGTCAGAGGTTTATGAGTGTTTGTCTGACCGTTCGCCAATTCAGCGGGTGGTTTTGATGTTTGCAGCTCAGACCGCAAAAACAACGGTTGGCCTGTCGTGGCTTGGATACTGCATCCAGCACAGCCCAGGGCCTGCAATTGCTGTTCAGCCAACTGTTGACATGGCAAAAAGGTTTTCGCGTCAAAGGGTGCAATCAATGATCGAAGACACCCCAACGTTGCGGGAACTTATCGCCCCGGCGCGGTCAAGGGATAGCGACAACACGATGCTTTCAAAATCTTTCCCAAACGGGATTTTGCTTTTGACCGGGGCCAATTCGCCCACAGGTTTGCGCTCAATGCCTGCCCGCTATCTGTTCATGGATGAAATCGACGCTTTCCCCGCTGATTGTGGAGGAGAGGGGTGCCCAGTGTCTTTGGCGGAAAAACGTACAACAACATTCGCCAGAAAAAAGATCCTTTTAACGTCAACGCCAACTGTCAAAGATTTCAGCCGTGTTGAAAAAGAATTTTTGGCTAGCGATCAACGCAAATGGTTCATGCCCTGCCCAAGTTGCGGGCACATGCAGGTTTTGTTTTGGAAAAATCTCAAGTGGGAAGCGAACAAACCCGAGACCGCAAAATATGAGTGCGAATCATGCGGTGACCGTTTTGAGGAAAGACACAAACCCCAAATGATGCGCGGCGGTGAATGGCGGGCGACAAAGCCAGGAGACGGCAGAACGGCGGGGTATTGGCTTAATGGGTTGAACTCCCCTCTTGGTTGGGCGTCTTGGGAGGATTTAGCGCGTGAGTTTTTGCAGGCGAAAGAAGACCCGGCGCTGCTTAAATCTTTTGTCAACACCCGTTTGGCTGAAACCTTTGCAGAGGAATCAGTTGAAAACATCAGCGCCGATGGATTGTTGGATCGCTGCGAGGCGTATCAGCCCGGCACTGTTCCCGCTGAAGTGCTTTGCATAACGATGGGCGTTGATGTCCAAGGCGGCGGCGGAACTGCAACAGATCGCCTTGAGGTTTCGGTCTGGGGTTGGCGGGCGTCTGCTGAAAATCCAGACAATGAGGAAGGCTGGCTAATTGAACACGCGGTTATCGCTGGCGACCCTTGCGGCCTAGAAGTTTGGAAGCAACTTGACGTTTACATCTCGCACGAATGGGAGCACCCCTCAGGCGCAAAATTTAAGGCTGAATGCGTCGCTGTGGACTCCGGGGGTTGGGCCACGCATGAAACCTATATGTGGGCAAAAGAGAGGCAATCCCAAGGGGTCATTGCGGTTAAGGGCCAGTCAACGCGAGGCAAGCCACCCATTGGACGGCCAACCCGGCAAGACATAAACAGGCGCGGGGTTGTCATGCGTAAAAGCGCGAAGTTGTGGCCTGTTGGGTCTGACACGATCAAATCAACCCTGATGGCCCGCCTAAAGAATGCTCAGCCGGGGCCTGGCTTCCTGCATTTTCACGCGCAAACCGGGCATGACTTTTTCCAGCAACTAACGGGTGAACGGCTGCAACTGCAAACCAATAAGGCCGGTTTTCAAGTGCCGGTATGGGTAAAACGTCCGGGGCAACGTGTCGAAGCTCTGGATTGCCTTGTTTACGCTTATGCAGCCTTAAAGCGGCTTTATCAGACAAAAGACAGGCGAACAGTCTGGAATCAGTTTGAAGCACGTGTTAAAGGTGAGACGTTGCCATCGCTAAAATCAAAACAGAAACCGAGGGGCCGTGATTACCTCTCAAATTGGTAAGGGGCAAGGGTGAACTTTCCGCAATCAATTAGGGCCGGGGACACGGTGAAATGGCGAGAAATCGCGACACATGGCCCGCTTGGCGAATCAATTACATCAGATGATTGGACACTTACGTTTTCACTTCGAGCGGCTGGCCCGGCTTCAGGCGCTGCAAATATCGTTGGGTCTGCTTATTCGGTCGGCTGGGAATTTTCGATACTTAAAACGGTCACCGCAGATTTTGAAGCTGGTGATTGGTTTTGGCAGGCGGTAGCAACAAAAGGCGCAGAATCGTTCACGGTTGGAAGCGGTGGTTTCATTGTCCTTGAATCACTTCAGGCCAGCAACCCAGGCAGCTTTGACCCGAGGACAAAGACCGAAATTTTGCGCGACAAGGTGCAAACCGCAATTGAAAAAATCATCAGCGGGGCGCAGGAATACACGATTGGCGGGCGCACATTTAAGCGAGCAGAACTCAAGGATTTGAGGGTGTATCACTCGCAGCTAACGGCCCAAGTGAACAGAGCAAAAAAAGCCCAGAAAATCCGTAATGGATTGGGCGACCCAACAACCCTAAACGTGAGATTCTGATGAGCATTAAGACACGAATCAAGCGAGCATGGCGCGGCCTGACTGAGGCCCCTAAAAAACGAATGTATGGCGGTGCGATGGGGTCACGCCTTACCGCGTCGTGGGTTGCTTCGAGCACAAGTGCAGACACAGAAATCAAGGGTTCGTTATCAAGGCTGCGGAACAGATCACGGCAGCTCGTGAGAGATAATGACTACGCAAAACAAGCGGTTAGATCTGTTGTCAACAATGTTGTTGGCCCCAACGGCATTCGCCTACAAGCCCAAGTGAAGATGGCACGGGGTGGCGGCAGGCTTGACACGATTGCGAATGATCGCATTGAAAAGGCTTGGAAAACATGGGGCCGGAAACAGAACTGCGACGTTTCTGGAATGCTCAGTTGGCAAGAGATTGAGCGGGTGGTGATGCAGTCAATCGCGGAATCTGGCGAAATTTTCATCAGAGTTATCACTAAGCCCGCCGGTACTTCTCGAATCCCTTTTTCGTTGCAAGTGCTTGAATCTGATTTATGTGATGAGGAATATCAAGGCATAGGAACGCAGGGCCGCACTTATTGGCGACTAGGCATAGAGCGCGACGCGGACACACACAGGCCGCTTAATTATGCGTTTTTCAAAAATCACCCAGGCGACAACGGCGTAGGGGCCGCCACAAGTGGCCGAACTCATTTGATTGTTCCTGCGGATCAGGTCATCCATTGTTTCCTGCAAACACGGCCTAGCCAAACGCGGGGGGTGCCAATGCTTGCCTCATCGCTTGAAAGGTTGCACCACGTCAGCGGAATGGAGAAAGCCGAAGTTGTACGCAGCCGGGCCGCGTCATGCCTGATGGGTTTCATCACAAGCCCAGACGGAGAGCTGACGGGTGATGATGTCGTAGGCGATGAAAGGGTGCAGAACTGGGAACCTGGCTCATGGCACTATTTGGCACCGGGTGAATCTGTTTCTGTCCCGCAGATCGACAGCCCCGATGGCCAATACGAACCGTTCCTTAGGGCGCAACTTCAGGGTGTCGCGGCTGGTATGGGTTGCGATTACAGCTCAGTGTCTGGTGATTATTCGCGTACCAATTATTCATCTTCTCGCCTTGCATTGGTCGAGACTCGCTCTCACTGGCAATCACTACAGCATTATCTGATCGAAAACTTGCATCGAAACATCTATGAACGTTGGCTTGAAATGGCAGTTATTAGCGGTGAGCTGTCTTTTGGTGGTTTTGAATTAGACCGAGAGCGCTATTACGCTGCGCATTGGATCCCGAGGGCTTGGCCTTGGATTGACCCCGTTAAAGAGGTCGCAAGCTACAAAGAAGCGATCATGTGCGGCTTTAAGACGCAAGCCGAGATTGTTAGGGAGCAAGGCGGCGATTTAGAGGAGTTGCTGTTGCAGCGTCAACGTGAAATTGAGATGGCCGAATCACTAGGAATCAAATTCAGCACTTCAATCTTGGATAACGTCGAAGCAGAACCACAGCCGCAAAGCGACAATGACGAAACAAAAGATGACGAGGGCGGAAGTCCTAAGGCCGAATGAACGGATTGATTCAGACCTAGACGAAAGGCGGGTTTCGTTTTCATTCAGTAGCGAGGCTGAAGTTCAAAGGTATTTCGGCACGGAAGTTCTTGACCACAAGCGAAGCTCTGTCAATCTTGACCGCCTAAACGATTCGGCCCCGCTTCTGTTTAATCACGACCCTGAGCGAGTAATTGGTGTTGTGGAAAGGGCTTGGGTTGATGATGACCGGCGCGGATATGCAGACGTTCGTTTTTCTCAAAATCCTTTTGCTTCAGAGGTTTTGCGCGATGTGCAAGACGGGATCATGAGAAACATTTCTGTTGGCTATCAAATCAACAAAATGGAGGAATCCGAAGGTGTGATGAGGGCCACTGATTGGCAGCCTTTGGAACTGAGCGTTGTGGCGATTCCGGCAGACAGTGGCATTGGGATTGGGCGAAGTTCTGAGGAATTCCAAAAAACAATGTTGACAGCTAACGCAGAAGCCTTGCGAATCTCCGACACCAAAAACGAAATTAAACTGTCAGCAGGTAGCAGCGACGGCGACAGCCCCGAGGCACCGCCACCAAACACCGCCAAATGCGAAATGTCTGAAACCAATTTTGAAATTAACGAAGTGCGAGCAGAGGCCGCAAAAGCCGAACGCCTGCGAATGAAATCAATCAAAACCCTTTGTACTGATCAGGGCATTGATTCCGAAACTTCTAATCAACTTATCGATAATGGGGCTTCAATTGATGAGGCTCGTGAGCTTGTGCTTTCAAAGCTTCAGGTTCAAAAAGTCCCAAACATTGCCCCTAGCGTTGTTGTCAATGACGGCCCACAGCGTTACAACTTTGCCGCAGGCGTAAGGGCCGCAGCAACTGGCGATTGGTCGTCTAAAGATGCGGGCTTTGTTCGTGAACTCTCCCAAGAATGCGAGCTGAAAGGTTCGACACGATCAGGCCGCAACAGCTTCTTTGTTCCATTCGGGGCAATGGCGCAGCGGGCCACGTACAACACCGGCACGGCCTCACAAGGCGGCGATTTGGTGGAAGATCAGTATTTGGCCGGTTCATTTGTTGACGTTCTCAGGAACAATTCTGAGCTTCTGAACCTTGGCGTCGAAACGATGTCAGGCCTTCAGGGAAACATCGAAATCCCCCGCCAAACCTCAAGCGGCACTGCCTATTGGTTAGCCAATGAAACGACCGCGATCACGCAGTCTGAGGCGACTTTTGATCAGATCACGATGTCACCGAAACATCTCACCGGTCTGCAAAAGTACACCCGCCAAATGGTGCTACAGGGTGACCCCGGCATTGAGCAGCTAATCAGGAATGACCTGACACGCAGCCTTGCCATTGCAATGGACCTTGCCGTTCTGAATGGCTCCGGTTCGTCTGGTCAGCCAACAGGCATCCTGCAAACCTCAGGAATCGGCAGTGTTGCAATGGGCACCAACGGTGGGGCCGTGACTCTTGACGCAATGGTTGACCTAGAGCGTGAGGTCGCGATTGACAACGCCCTAACAGGCACTCCTCAGTATCTGACCAACCCCAAAGTTGTTGCAGGTCTGAAGAAGCTGAAAGACACAGCGGGCGCATACC